CCTGAAACACGCATAAACACGGCATTCTGTAAGAATAAATTAAATTATTACGATTTGATAGTACTTATTTTATTGCGCCTCATAAAACAAAGGTTTTTCGCTTAAAATCGAGGTTCTTGAGACTTTTAACCTTACCAACTGCTACCACCTGAAAACAGTCAAAACCAGGGGTCCTGCAGTCAAAATGCAGTCAGAAAATGATATTAATTCTATGAATAGGCGGGCCCGGAATACACCGGATACCCGCCTACGTCTTTTAAAACTCTCCCGTACTCTGAACTCCATTTCGATCTGACACATATAGAGCACATTCCAGCGGGTGCCCGGCTCTTGGTTCGAAGTAATAATCCTTCCCATCAATTACCTGCCAGTCGGTGACCGCATATCCGTCCTTATTGAAATAGTACTTGTGGCCGTTGATGATCTGCCAGCAGGATTTATAATAGGTTGCCTTGGAATCAGCATACCACCAGCCATTCTTGTCTTGATTCCAGCCGGAAGTATAATCTGCTGGTCTCTCCACTAAAGCTGCCTTAAATGCGTCCCAGGTGTGCCGAGTGTGATTCCATACAAAAGGATTTGGACAAATCTTCCCCGTAACATCATGATGACGAATCACCCGGTCCACAGGAACGTTATATTTCTCCATCAACTCCTTGGTCAACTCGATGGCTGCTTTTACCGTAGCGTCCTCAAAGTACCAGTCCCGGCTTGTGTCTGCCAGATTTCCACTACTATTTCTAACACACATTTCAATACCAATACTGTTTTGATTCCTGCATTCCGGGTGGGTATAGGCTTTTGCCCCGCAGTGCCATGCAATATCCTTTTCCTCAACGGACTGCCATACTTCCCCGTCAAATCCAACATAATAGTGAGCGCTGGCCCCAATGTATTGGGAGGCGTAATACTTACAGTTTGCTTCTGCTCCCCCCAGGGCTCCTACATAATGGATCACAATGTACTTAATGCGATCTGCGGTACCGGAATTATAATTATAAGGTGTAAGTAATTTCTTGATCTGCATATTTTCCTCCATTAAAAAAGGCCCAGGATTGTCCCAGGCCTAAATGTTGTGATGTTACAACTAGTTATTCAGTTTTTCTAGACTGCTTAATAATCTGATCTACATATGTACTTAATCCGGCAACCAGAACCCCCTGCGTAATGGCCGTAAATATCGCCATAGCAATTTCCTGCCCGGTCTGGCAGCTACTTGTGCCCAAAACGTATATACCGCACAACACAATGCCCACAGCCCCATTGATAAGGGGGATATACTTATCCTTGATGGTCTGGCTCTTTTTAATCGCCTGTCCTAAAAAGTATAGAACTACTGCCACTACAATCAGTTCCGGTTTGACATAATTCATAATCTGTTCCATAAATTAATCCTCTCTTTCTTCCGGTTCCTCCGGCATGGATAATAAATTGTCTTTAAGTCTCGTTGCTACATCATTCCCGCCCAAGTCATGATAGGCATCGTACATCCGCTTTACATTCTCTTTGGCATAAATGGGACAAAATCTCTTATCCTGGTAATGATTGTATACCCCGATTATTCTATCTCTAAGCAGCGCTTGCATTCCGTCATGGAGTGCTTTACTTTTTACGCTTTCCTCTGCTTGTCTCTTAGCAAGCCTTCGATACCCCCAGCCCAATAAAGCGGAAATAATTAAAAATAACCATTCCACCCACTGCCTGTCTATATACTTTATGATTTCTAACAAAGGACCATACCTCATTCTTTCTCTTTTTCATACTCTTTCCCGGTGATATCCAGGTATTCTTTTTCGGTGATCCAGCGGCCTACAGCATTCCATACCATTCCAACGGACCATAGACTTGCTTCATAAAATCCTTTCACCTTTTCAAATTTATTCATGACTTATACCTCCTCTACGTCAAAACCGGACATCATGGACAGGTACTCTATCTGGGCGTTAAGGGCCTGTACCTGCTTCTGGGATACCTCATATTGATTTTGCATCAACATTAAAAAGTTAAAATCAATGAATGGATAACTTTGGTATCCTTGAAAATTTTTCTCCCCGTTATCATCAAGCTTATAAAGCAGCTCCCCTGTAACTTCATCCCGAGCATTGCTGCCATCTTCGTTAAAAAGAAACTCGTATTGTGGTTCATATTTATACCCACGTATACAAGTGTTACAAAGATTACCAAACATTTCTTGCCGACTTGCTTCAACCTCAAATGATTCCCTGTAGTAACTTGGTTCTATATCTAAAGATAAAATTTCATACTGGTCATTTACATATATTTTCATTTTCTTTTCCTTTCTATTTTCGTAGGCGGTGTTACATGCACGTTGCAGGATAATAAATTAGCTAAACCAAATTCTTTTTATATATGCAAAATCTTTGGCGGATATTCCTGTATTTGGATACATAGATAATAAAAAGTATACAGTACTATTAATGCTAGAAAGATTTAGAGTTATAGTCGTTTCTGATGAAGGAGGGCCAATGCTAATATTACCGGTATCTCCAAGTCGGTTGGTAATTTCCCATTTGTTACTACCAGAAGCTTGATATCCAGTCCCACATTCAATTCTTAAAAATTGTGTGACACTTTGAGCACTAAGCATGGTAACATTAAAATATGAATAATTAATAGTATTGAAACCTTTTGTTATTAACATACTTAGACTATATCGTGTGCTAGCCCCCACAAGGGCAATCTGTGCGGAGTCGTATCTTAATGTTCCTGGTCGGTAATCTCCTTGATCGCTCCACGTTGGTCCCAAATTAGAGGAGGTTATGCTCCCCCAGGCCCCTCGGTTGTATAAATCAACTGAACTTGCAACAAATCCCTCCCAAGTTCCAACAGTCCCCCCAACATTGACACCCTTCTTAACATTTGCAGCTGTAAGGTTTGATACCCCATTTACGGTCACATTGCCAGTCAGATATTTTCCAGAAGTAGAAACAATTTGCTGGGATGCTGTAGGGTTAATGGTCTGCCCGGCCATTTGTGCAATCCCTCCAGCCACTCCAGCAACGCTCTGTCCGCTTAAAATTTTAGCAGGTGTGGCGCCAATTGCAGTTTGCAATCGGGCAATCGGGATCCGGTGTAATGCTCCCCGGCTGTCAAATTGACTATAATTCCCGATCGGAAAGAAAGAATAGAGATTATCTGACTCCAATCCTAACTGCAAATCTCTATTCCAGTACGTACCTCCATTGGCAGGCATGGTTCCAGTTATTGGATTCCCCTCTTTATCCACAGTCACCTTTCCGGCCAGCACATCACCGGCCCCGGCAGTAATAACATCCAGATCGGCACCACTACCACCGCCACCTTTTAAAATAATACATTCTGCCATTCTTACGCCCCCTTCACTTGAATCTGAAAGTCCGTTGTTGGTTTCTTTTTATAGCAATAGACCGTTATTTTCCCTGCACCCGAAACCGCCCTATTTATACAGGCATAAGCTTTCTCCTGTAAGTCAACATTCGCTGCCGTAATGCCATCTGGAAGGTATAGACCTACTGTCGGTCTATCATTCTCGGTTATACCAGCCACACTGACCGTCTGGGTGTAGGGGGCTGAGCTGCTCCAGCCTGCGGCGGTGAGAGTGACCTCCTGTACTTTCCGTCCGGCGTTGGAGTCCTCTATAAACTTTTTAACTTTTCCCAAAAAAACTCTTGCGGATTCTCCCGCAACCGGGACAGGAAACTTCTCCACTACCGGATCCAAGGTTTTAATTGTGGTACTGGAGATATCTCCTCCTGTGGAATTTGCCTTTTTAGACACTTCATCATCCAGAGACTCAAAATTTCCAGTAATATCTGATATATCAATCGGATCCCCACCCTCCGGGATCTTCAAGCTTAGATTCTTTGTATATTTCATATTAGGCCTCCTTCAAAGTTCGTATGCCGTCCCAGGTGATGCCCGCCACGCTGTTCCAGCTTTTATTTATTAACTCATTCCATATGGTATACCTGTATTCAAAAGAATAGGAAAGATGGGCGGGCTTGATATCCTCCAACATAGCGATGAAAGCATTCATGTTACGAGGAATACCCTTGATTCCGATAAACCGCACGATAAAGCGATAGTGGGGATTATCCTCGATCACTTCGATCTCTCCGCCCGAAAACGTCTCTGCTGTCTCCCGTATCATCTGAGGGGTTGTAGTGCCCTGCCCCCGGAGCTTTGCCATGAGGATTTCCCGGCGCTGCTCATAGGAAAGGGCCATATTGGTCACCAACCCATAAACCTGCTCCCACCGGGTCAGGCCCCAGGTTGCGGTTGAGATAAAGCACTGATCCAGCAGATCAGAAAGCTCATTCTCCAAAAGTCCCACTGCGTATCCTTCCGTTTCATAAATGGCTTTCAACTCCCGGACCTCCGCCAGGAAGGAAGGGGCATATCGGGCGAGGTCCACATAATAGTCTTTTTGTCCCTCATCGGCGTTTTTCTCCTGGGCGTACTGAATCAGGCCATATTGATTTTTTCCATACATCTTACACCCCTTTCAGGTCGTCCCAGGTCAGACCGCTCTTTTTTAAATATTCACCATGTTCATGCATTGCCGAACAATCCGTTTCAGCAATTGCAGTTTTACCTTCTGGTAAATTATCTATAAACTCACCATTATTAAAATAATCCACAGTAGTAACACCCGAACGAGAGTCGGATAATTCAAAAAGTGAGCATATACAATAACCGGTTGTTAACTGTATGTACAAATCTACTTTAGAGTAAGTTGAATCAAGTTCTTCTATAACAGCAAAAAAATTGGCAAACTTAATCGTCTTATCATTGCGCATTAAAGATAAATAAACGAAAGGATTACTACCAAAAACAGCTTGCTGTTTGACCCATACACCTAATTCAATATAATCTGTCATAGCATCACCATGACTATACATAGAACAATCGTATTTCAGATTAACACATCCATATTGACTACTTATTTTAAATGACGCTAATTTACAATATTTATTTTTATATCCGCTACTTGAGTTACCAGAGTATGCAGCTCTGGTAAGAGTTGTATGGACATGATTTGATGCTGCAGCCCCTATCTGTGCAGCAGTCACACCATGAGGATTGCTTTTATTGCTAATATGGGTGTAAGCCGCATTCCAATTGTTAAATAATGTCTGAGTGATGGTATCTAATACGCTCTTATTTGCATGAGTGTGATTCTGGCTGGTGTCGATATCAGCAGTCGTTATGTACCCCAAATCATTCTCAAATTCAGACATCTTGGTTGACATATCGGTTATCTGTGATTTGGTATGGGTATGCGCTGCGGGTGTGAAACTGGCAGGCTTGCTGGCGATCTCACCCCACGCATAACTTGGTTTTGATGCGGCTTTCGCCCAGGTCGATACATCGGAGGCAGGCATGGACGTTGGTTTGTTTTTTATGTAGGCATCGGAGGCCGTATCCGTTACATTCCAATCCGCCTGTACGTTCACCTCGGCGCCTGCAGCGATCCCGTCCAGTTTATTTCTCTCTCCTGTAGTGTAGTCATTAGTGGAAAGCCCCTTCCCAGGGATCGTATCCACCTTGTTAGAAACTGTATTCCATGCGGCCCGCTCATTGGCTGTTATGTGCTTAACAGCGTCAGAAATATGAGTAAAAGCCGCATTCCAATTTGCGATCAGTGCAGATGTGATCCCGTCAAGAATTGTTTTGTTGGAATGAGTATGCTTCTTGCTGTTCGCATCGTTCCAGTCCGTTCGTTCTGCAGCCGTGATATGCTTTACGGAATCACTAACGTGAACAAACGCAGCGCTCCAGTTATCCAGTAGTGCCTGAGTAATCGTATCCAGTATACCCTTATTCCCATGTTCATGCCTTTTATCATAGGACTCATTCCAGCGGGCCAGTAGCGTTTCCGTGACCTTATCAATGGTCGTTTTGTTTGCGTGAGTATGCTTTTTATTGTTAGCATCATCATATAGCGTTTTATCCTCTTTTGAGAGAAGACCGTCCACGCTTTGAGTTGCCTTGGGAATCGCATTGGCCGATATTACCACCCATTCTGTACCGCTGTAACGGTAGGTGTAATCCGTATCCTTTACATTGACCGTCCAACCGTCCTGCGGATTTGGATAGGCTTCTGTAATGTCTGCATAAGTATTAACTGTCTCTTTCCAGTCAATGGCATTCTCCAGTGTGGCAAATTTGTTGTCTACCTCATTCCGGGTGTATTTATCATCCCAGCTTGGCTTGTAGCTCTGAATGGTGCTTCTTATGGATTCCTCAGCGTCCATGGCCCTGGTCTTTTCCGCTGACAGGTTTTCTGTTAGAGTATTTTCAGCGGTCTTCGCCCTTGCCGTCTCCGTAACCATATTGTCGGCATTTTCCTTTTCTGCCGCTTTCGCCCGGTTTATTTCTGCAGTCAGGCTCCAGGAAAGCTCCTGCTCTGCTCCCGTAGACCGGTTAATCTCTGCGGTCAGGTTACCGGCTACCGTCTGCTCTGCTGCTTTCGCCCTGGCAACCTCTTCCCTTAGATCTGCAGCTATGTACTGCTCAGCTTCCACCGCCCGGCTGATTTCTTCATTAACTGTTTCCTGGGTCCGAACTACTTCTTCCTGCAACTGGTTGACGTCCTCCGCTTCTACGGTATCCCCTTCGGCCTCGTAGCTGATATAAACCGTAGGTACATCGGCATAGACCCGTATGGTTCGCTTCCAGGGAGTGAGACTTGGCGTAGAAAGTACATAGGTCTGGATCCTCTCCCCGGTCAATTTTGGCCCGGTAAACACAGAAAGGGTGGAGGTATTAATATTATCGTGCTGCAGCTGGGCATCATAGACGCCTCCTGTCAGCTCCACCTTTTCCTCTACCACATAAATATTTCCATCAATTTTATTCAGTTTCTCATAAAATTTACTGATCTCCACCTATATCACCTCCAAAGTAATAGTGCCGGGTACGGCGATTTCCTCATCCTGCAGCTCCTGATTTTCGGCCACTCCGTTGATCAGTAGTCCTGTAAAATCCTCCACTCCTGCTGTATTAAGCAGAAGGTTTCCGACCTTGGCTAAACTAATGTAGGAAACATCAAAAGCATTCTCCTGCAGGTATTCCGTAAGTGCCTCTTTAAATAGATTCTGAACTGTACCAAGATTAAGTCCATTTTTCAGTTTGATTCCTGCTGATACATTAATTTCCTTTTCCCGCGCCGACACCACTGATACACTGGCCCCGATCGGGCGAACTCCTTCGATATGAGCTGCAACCAGATTTACCAGATCAGCGCCGGCTGCAGACCGGTTAGAATCCGCAATTATTATCTTTACGGTTCCGGGGCCATTCGCGAGAGGAAATACCTTTGCAGCTCCTACTCCTTCACATTCCATAGCCCAGTTGTAATAATCATACCGATTTCCTCCGGTAGATGGCTTTTGGAGCTTTGTAATGATCCGTCCTCTCAAACTCTTATCCGTTTCTTCCGCCTCTCCTGGTAATAACAGTTCTGTCAATTCAGCCTTGGTAAGTCCACTAATATAGTCAACCGGCACAAGGGAACCCAGTTTGCTGTTTGCAGTCGTACCCGCAACTTCACAGCGCAGCCGATATGCACCTTCTCCCAGTTTTTCTACCGCAGTATAATTAAGCGTATCCAAAGAAAACCGACTGCCAATGGGGATATCCATATTAAACTCGCCTTTCAGTTCTGCATAAGTGGCCGCTTTGGGAGTGATCTTCCTCTCTTTCCCCAGACGGATCAGATATTCACGGTCCGCAGTATCTGCATAAGCTTCCTTCAATACCGTATCCAATTCAATGTACATAATGGCAAGCTCTGCCGCAGCCGGGGCAATGGCCGTATAGATAATGGATCCTTCCCTTTTATCAAGTTCGTCTGGTACCCGGTTAAGAAGTCTCCTTAAAATAACTTCATAGGTTACGTCCTCATACATACTAAACACTCACCTCTTTCTCGGCATTGATATCTCCTATGGAAGTATGAATAGTGAACTTCGCAAGAAGCTTTCGGCCGGTTACTTCAAAAGAAAAAGCATCAACGCTTAGGATTCTGTCATCCTGCATCAATGCTTCCTTTATCCGCTTTTTCAGTTTAGACTTCACAAGCCCCATGGACTGGCCAAATAACCGATCCAACTCCACTCCGTAATTCCAACTATAGATCAGCCATTCAAAACGCTCTGTATGAAGCGCAAAATACACAGCCTGCCGGATTGCTTCCAAACCATCTACCATTTCAGCAATTCGCTGATTCTCTATATCAACCTTGAAGGTTTTAGACGGTTGCTGGACGATTTCAAAATCCTGTTTTAGAATACTTCCTGATTCAGGGAGCATGTCGCACACTCCTTTCTACCACCGGTCGATAACTGCATACTGCTGTCCGCCTCGCTTTTGCAACATAAGAACTCTTTGGCCGGATCGTAAGCCGCCTTTCACCGTGACTGAAACTTCTCCTATTCCTGGAATGGCCATCTGCTCCGCATGATCCGTTAAATGCTCTGGTACGAGAATCTGATCGCCGGAAAGGATAGTCTTCTGATCTATCTGCACTGATAAGGGAGAAACCTTCGTTACGGTGCCCGGAATAATGTCACAGGGATCCCCTTCCTCCATGGCTTTTAGGACGATCCTTTTCATATTCTCTACCCAAGCTGCATCAGCCATTTATCCCAACTCCTCTCAGTGTTAAATCCATAGTATGAATCCCCTCATCAATCTTATGAGTTACGGATTCTACCAACAAATAGTTTTTCAGTTCCATTTCTTTTATATCTAAAAATACCGGAATCAGGCAGCCGGCTCTTACCCTAATATCCCCAAACGCTTTTTTAATACTTAAGCTCCTTGAAGGACGGTTATAAAGGCTTAAATACCTCTCAGCCACTGCCTGACCGTTCACGCCTTTCTCAATAGATACATCCTTTTGAAGGATTCCCCATTTATTGATTGTTCCAGTATCTTTTGTCATGTAGATATCACGTTTCTTTGTTTTGTTGTTGTCATAATAGACCTTGATCTGGTTATAGGTATCGCTGTCAATACTGATTTTATAATCATAGTCCTGGGCTGTGCTGCTATCAATCATGATATTTAGCTTCATATTCTCCACGTCGTTCAGTACCAGCTTCCCGGCATCGTCATACAATACATACATCTTTCCGGTATGGATCAAAGTTAAGTCTGAAGAATCCAAAATAATATCAAACAGAGTTTTGTCCTGCCTGTTCCTGGACAGCTTATATCCGGTATCAGCAAGGGAGCCGGTACGCAGGTTATAATCCCAGGCGATCATCATAATCACTTCCCCGGTTGACAGATTGAAATAATTATAACTGTTTGTGTTCATTAAATACCGAAGCTGATCATAAGCTGTAACTTGCATTTGTCCGTAACAATTCCAGCTTCGTTCAAAAATGAAACCGAAAAACACAGTCTTCCCATTTACTTCAAAACGTATTGCATTCCCTTCCTCAATCTTAAGTGTATTATCTGGCATAATTGTGAAAGTGCATTTCCCAGGCCGGCCTTTGCGTTGCGTCTCCCAAGTGATACTTCCCTGTATTACCGGCTCATATACGGTCTGACCATTCTGGATATATAAATGTGTTTCCATCTTCTACCTCCTATGGCATAGTAAGCACCTGATCGGGATATATCAGATTGGGACTTCTGATTTTATCTTTATTAAGATTGTATATCTCCTGCCACCGACTTCCATTTCCCAGCTGTTTTTTTGCAATGGCCCAGAGACTATCGCCTTTTACAACCGTGTAGGTTTTTGATACAGGCGGTGTCCCCTGACGTTCCGGTTCAGGTACTGAGGTTGTTGGGACCGCCTGCTCTTCTACGATCACAAAGTTCATGATTTTAGTTCCATAGCTTTTATACTCTTTCATGGAAAGAGAAACAATGAGGTCTAATCCTTCCTTTACATCATCAGATACCTTGTAATCTTCCAAAGTTACATCCATGTTAGTATCAAAAAAACTGTTGTTCCCCGGCCCGTCCCGGATTACGATAAATTCAAAGGAAGTCCCATCTTCTTTAAGTTCTTTCAATCTCTCCAAAAAATCTTCTGCATTTTCAAAGCTTCCATCCCATATCGCAAAAGGATAGTCCGTCTGAGGGATCACCACATCAAGGCTAATCTCTGCAAGTCCAGGGGGCCTAATCATATTTATCTCTTCCCCATTGATCAGGGTGGCAGTTTTATTCTGGCCAGTATATTTAATAGGAATCTTCTCTGGAGGCAGTGGGAGGAGCATATCATCAATATAAACTTCATAAGCCATTATAAATGTCCTCCCTCTGCTGCTGTCGATAGAATCTCATTCGTTAGGTCATTTAACATACCATTCATCCGATCAAAGTCAGTCTCTGTTTTTAAGGTATTGTTATTGGTAAGGTCAATCTTAAGCTCTGCCAGAGTAAACCGGTTAACAACCTCCTGCTCTGCCGCATCACGCATATATTTAATCTCTTCATCCAATGCGTCCATAGTATCCGCCATGCGTGCCGTGTTGCCGGCAGTCTTTCCTGTGTTTCCGGCAATTGCCCCGGTAACACCGTCATCTTCTGCCGCACGTCTAGCAGCATCGGCCTTAGCCCCCTCAATTCCTGCTTGTCTTTGCATCCTTACATCATCGGCCGCCCTTACCGCTCTATCATAATCATTCTTCCGGCCAGCTTTTGCCGCCGCATTTGCATCCTTTTGAGCCGCCAAATCTGCAGCTCTTTGCCTTTGTTTAATCTGCTCTTCTATTGCAGCATCGGCCGCAAATTCCACATGATCAATTAATTGAATCGATAGGCCTCCTACACTATTGGCAACATTTATTAATTTATTAATTCGATCAATAGCACCATTTACCAATGATTGTAATGTATTTAGCACCTTTATTTTCATATTACCAATAGCGTTTTGAACTCCTACATTAAACGCTTCAAAGCCATAAAGCATATTGTCAATACCATTTTGGATATTCATCCATGCCATCATAAAACCTAATTTTAACTTATCCGCCTGGGTTAACACAGCATTTACACAGATTAACCACGCAACTCTGATACCACCTACGGATTGCACCCATCTGTAAATGGCCGCCACGATAATACCAATTACAATAGCAATCCATAAAAAAGGATTTGAAAGCATACTGGCTAGTAACGCTTGGTTTGCAGCTACCGATAACCAAGTGACAGCTTTGTACACTCCCCACGCTGCCGCTGCTACAAGTATACCCGTGGCAAGACCATAAAAGATGGGCGCAATAGTAGACCAATTATTGTTAATAAAAGTGGCGCCCTGCCCTATCGCCTGTATCACAGGGTAAAATGTTTGCAGCAGCGTGGTTTGAATGCTCGTCATTACTTGGCTAAATGTCATCGGCATAGAATTGAATTTTGCATTCGTTTCATCTGCCATATTAAGAAGCGATGCCTTTACAACCTGCGCTGAGACCGCGCCTTTTTCAGCATACTTTTTAATAGAACCTTCTGCCCAGCCCATATTCTTTTCTATGGTCCTGGCGATTCCTGGAGCGGCATCAAGGATCGAATTTAACTCCTCGCCTCTCAGAGCGCCGGCGGCCATTGCCTGAGATAACTGTACCATGGCATTGGATTGCTCCTGTGCGGTTGCTCCACCAATTACAAACTGCTTGTTTACCTGCTCCATGAATGCAATCAATTCTTTGTTGCTATTAAAAGCATTTCCCGCATTTAATCCCATCTTGGCAATGGAACTGGCTGTATCCATATAGGGGGCCCTTGCCCTCTGCGCTGAAGCAAATATCATCTGATTTAGCTGCTCCGTGCTTTGAAGGCCATCATTCATTAAATTCAGCCTAGCGGTTGTTTGAGTTACGCTGTCAGACAAAGCTATAACCTTCTGCGCACTGAAAGCAATTCCTGCACCAGCAGCTACTCCTTTTAACTTCGACCATAACCCAGAAGCTGCACCGGTTCCATCTCTGATAGAGTTATTAAACTGGTTTTGTGCGTTTAAATTATCACGGATATTCCTCTCAACAGAATCCATCACGGAATTAAGCTGCTGATAGGCTGCATTGGCTGCACTGATATCCATCCGCCCCATGGCCTGATTCAGTGTTTCCTGAACAGATACCGCCTGGCTAAGTTTCCCTCGAAGGGATTCCAATTCATTATTGGT